GATGAGCCGACGCTAGAGTCGGCTCAAAAGTTTGTTGGTGGATATGTTGAAGGCATCTCATTCCCTAACGGTGATTATCTTATAGTAAATGAAGAGGGCAAGCTTAGAGGTTTAGAACTTAACGAGACTGCAACTAAGTTATGGCGTGAGACATTTACAAAAGATAAGTATGCATTTGGTTATGATGACTGGGTCAGTGGTCCGGCTATCTTAATCAAAAAACAAGCGCTCAAACGTTGGGCGTAACCTTTCTATCTGGTACCTCTGTCAACGATAGAGGTACCAGGCCTCTTTTAAAATTTGCAATTTTTTATATTAGTTAATCACCTTTTGTAAAAAAGGGGTCCCAATATTTGACATATATGCTAAGTTTTATACATTGATATCCATGAAATACTTTACAAAACGTTTATGAACCTAGACAAAGAAAAATTAAAAAAATTTGAAAAGTTGCCACCTGATGTAAAAAGACAATTAGCTCTTTATATGAACAAGTGGAAAGAGAAGAAAAAGGAGTCTCAGATAAGAGATGACTTCATGGCATTTGTAAAACATGTATGGCCTGATTTTATAGAAGGTTCTCATCACAAAAAGGTAGCACAAAAATTTAATGATATAGCAAGTGGAAAGATTAAACGTGTTATAATCAATATGGCACCTAGACATACAAAGTCTGAGTTTGCATCATACCTATTACCTGCTTGGATGGTAGGTCGTAATCCTAAATTAAAAATTATTCAATCTACAAACACAACTGAATTATCTGTAAGGTTTGGTCGTAAAGCAAAACAACTTATGGATTCACCTGAGTACAAAGAAGTATTTCAAACAAGACTTAAAGAAGATTCTCAAGCTGCTGGTAAATGGGAAACACAACAAGGTGGTGAATATTATGCTGCCGGTGTTGGATCAGCGATTACAGGTCGTGGTGCTGATCTATTAATTATTGATGACCCACATACTGAACAAGATGCAATGAATGCACAAGCATTGGAAAGAACTTATGAATGGTATACATCTGGTCCACGTCAACGTCTTCAACCAGGTGGAACAATTGTAATTGTAATGACACGATGGAATCAAAAAGATTTGGCGGGTAGATTAATCTCTGCACAAAAAGAACCTAAAGCAGATCAATGGGAAGTTATAGAATTTCCTGCCATCATGCCAAGCGGTGAGCCTCTGTGGCCTGAATATTGGAACATAAAAGATTTAGAAGGAGTCAAAGCATCTATCCCCCTTTCAAAATGGAATGCACAGTACATGCAGAATCCAACCGGAGAAGAAGGAGCTTTGATCAAAAGAGAATGGTGGCAAGATTGGGAAGGAGATTTACCACCACTAGAACATGTTATACAATCTTACGATACAGCGTTTATGAAAAAATCCACCGCTGACTTTTCAGCGATAACAACATGGGGAGTCTTTACACCCAGTGAAGATAGTGGTCCTTGTTTGATATTAGTTGATTCCTTAAAAGGTAGATACGAGTTTCCTGAATTACGTAGAATTGCTATGGATCAATACGGATACTGGAATCCTGAGACAGTAATTATTGAATCTAAAGCCTCTGGGCTGCCTCTGACATATGAACTTAGAAAAATGGGAATCCCAGTTATTAACTTTACACCAAGCAAAGGAAATGATAAACATACAAGAGTGAACAGTGTTTCTCCACTGTTTGAGTCAGGACGTATTTATGCGCCTAAAGAAATGGAGTTTGCACAGGAAGTCATTGAAGAATGTGCTGCATTTCCATATGGAGACCATGATGACTTGGTTGACTCTATGACTCAAGCTGTGATGAGATTCAGACAAGGTGGACTTATCGAACACCCTGAAGACTATCAGGACGAGGAGCTACCTCAAAAACAAAGGACTTATTATTAATGAACCCAAACGCAATAATAAAATTTTTACAATCACTTAGACGTCTAGCTGAATCAGGCGTGGTTAAATCTGCAGATGAAGCGATGGATTTTGCAAAAAGAGAGTTTGGTGAAGTTTCAGATTTATTAAAAAGACAGATTGAACAAGTATTTAGAAAACCTCAAGGCGGTATTACTTCAATTAAAAAACCTAAAGAAGGCGAAGTTATCGAAGCTGTATTTAAACCCGGTGTAGACAAAAGAGGTAAGAGAGTAGAAGAGTCACCGAGTCAGGCATCAGGAATTATGCAAAGACTAGAAAAACAAAAAGACGATCTTTTCAATATGTTAAAAAATAATCCATACAGATCAGGTGGGCCATTAGATCCTAAAATGGGACTTGTTAGAACTGCAGCAAGACAAGTTTTACAAAAACTAGCTAGAGAAGGTAAAATTAATATTGCAGATGAAAGAGAAGCAAAAGCAATTATAGAAGGTTATCAAGGTGGTGTTGATCCAATAGAAGTATTTAAGAAAACTTTTGGTCAAGACACATTAAATGATCTTTCTAGCCTTGGTGATGAGTTGATTGAAATAGAAAACAGAGGTGGATCATTTACAGAAATTACGAAGATTTTAGATGACGAAGGATTCTTTGATTTAAAACAACCTAAAAATCCACCGCAAGGAATGACTGACGATGAGTTAGAAAAAATGCTAAGAGATGATAAAGAAGAAAAAATTTTAAAAGATTTTGATCCAGAAGATAGAGATCCAAACGCAATGGGTGGAATAATGAGAGCTAACTATAAAATTGGATCTGGAATCAGATTAGCTAAGTTCTTAGCATCTAAAGGTAAAGATTTAAAAGAAGAAATTAAAAAAGCTGTTGATAATATTTTTGAATCAGGTGATTCTAAATATGATGCTGACGCTGCACTTGATTCGATGCTTGAAGAATTAGGTGTTGACAGAGAGCTGTTTGATCAAAAAGATATTATCAATGCTTATGGTGAAGCTTATGGCATGATTACAAAAAAAAGAGGATTAGGTGGTAAAGTCCCTGGAGGCCAGACACCTGGATCAAAACCAATAAAACAAGGAGATGAAATTACTTCTGAAAATTTTGGAGATTCACAATTTGCACCAGATACATCAGAGCTAGAAAGAGCAAGAGAACTTACTCCTAAAATGGTAGAACGACTTGAACTTAAACAAAAATATCCGGGTATTGATGATGATTTATTAGATAACATTATTGCAGATCCAGATCCACAGCATAAAGCACAAGTTCTAGCAACATTAGATCAAACTTTTAAATTAATGGAAACAGGTAAAGGTCCAGACGAAATTATAGACATTCTTGAACAAGGTAAGAAAACTAGAAAAGATAACGCCGAAGGTGGTCTAAATTATTTGATGGGGATGTAATGAAGATAGGCGAATATGAACAGATGATGGCCTATCTGACTCGTCCAGGTTTCAATGGCGGCAGCGGTAAAAAACCAACTACAGTAGAAGAATTAAAAAAATCAGGTCAGATTGTAACTGGTGATAAATACAAACCAAGTAATCCAAAATTAATTAAAGCAATCAGAGATTTCGAACTTAGAAATCCTAGAAAAAATAAATCTGAAGGTGGCTCCATGGTGCCTGAACCAAAACCCCTTACAGAAGAAATTTTTAAAGAAAATGCAGATCGTTTTATAAAAGGAGCACTAGGTGGTTTTCCAAAAGATGAGATGATCACAAAGCTCCAAGAACAACTAGACAAGGTTCAGGAATCAGGGACCTTTAGTAAAGAACAAGCAATTAATTTTATTAACGAAAGAACTAAACAACTAAGAGAATTTATAAAACAAAATCCTGGTGAGACTTTACCAGGACTAGAGACTAGAGAAGGGTTTAAATTTGGAACAGAACCAGATACCATAAAAGAAATAAAAGACCTTTTAGATGATGGAAAAACTATAAATGAGGTAGCTGAGTTCTTTAAAGTCAGCAGATCAACTATGAAAAGAGCTATGGCTGATGCAGGAATTAAATTAGTTGATCAAGCAGCTACGACTGAAGAACTAACAAATATCTACAATACTTTAAAAACAGAATTAGGTAGAGATCCAACTATGACAGAAATGGTTAATGAGTCAGGTCGACCGATAAAAACAATTAAACGTAATATAGGTGATTTTACTTTTTCTGAAGGAAGATCTCTTGAGGGCGCTGGACAAAAAGGACTTGATGCAGCTAGAGAATATTTTAAAACTAGAAAAATAGATAAACCAACTCATAGCACGATGGATGGAGGAATGGTAAGGTTTCCAAATCCTGAAATGGAACAAGAATATATAGATGATTTAGTTGAAATATTTTCAAAACCCAAAGCTGCTAGAACAAATGAATTTTTAGCAAAAAAATATAATATTTCTTTAGACTCTGTTGAAAAAATTAATAGTGTTTTTATAAGAGATATGAATTTACAACACCCTCCGGCTGATTCAGCGGCGACTAATAAAAAAAGATTAGACAGGGTAGAAAAAGTTACTGGACCACAATTTAAATACCAAAAAGGAACTCCAGAGTACCCCTTTCATCACATAAAACAAATAGGTGGAGAAGTACCTCTTACAAAAAATGATGTTGCATTTATCAGTAAAGCTATGAACTCTAAGTTATCTCCATACAATAAAAAATTAAACAACATAGCAGATGAAATAAGTGATACCATTACGGCATCATTTAAAGCAATGGAAAATAAAAATGAAGGAGAAGCTTTAGATCTTTTAAAAAAAGTTGATGTATTAAACAAAGAGGCGGAAAGCATTGTAAATGAAGCAGTAGAAACATTACCTAAAAAATACAAACCCTATATTGGTTTTAATAAATTCTATGCAAGAACAAATGAATATGGTTTTCCTTTAGATGATAAAGTTAGAGTAGAACCTATAGGTGGTGGACAGCAAGCAGGTGAAATTGAAAAACCTTTGACTAAATATGATGAAAAAGAAGCTATTGATTTTAAAAGAAGGTTAGAATCAAAGTTACGTAAAAAAATAGGGAGTAAATCTCGTAAAAAAATAGGAAGTAAATCTCAAAAAGGATTCATAGATCCTAAATTATTAGGTGCAGATAAATTAGCTAAAGCAATTACACTATATGGACCTGCAGCAGGTAAAATAGCACAAACAACTTTAAAAGGTGCAGGATCAGTTTTTCCTGTTGAAGGATTATTCATGGGTGACATGCAACAACGAGGTCTCTCTCCAAAAGAAATGGCATTAGACATTGGTACAGTAGGTATAGGTACAATTTTTAAAGACATAAAAGAAAAAGCGGACTACGTAAAATCAAAAGGGTTAGGTGATGAATTACAAAGTGCACTTAGAAAACAAACGGTAGCTCAACAAGCTAGACCTACATTAGGTGGAGTTGAAGGTATGTTTAAAGAGCCAACGCTAACAGATGACGAACAAAGAGCTTTGAAGATGTACAATCTTGATGCACAAAATATTATTGACATGCGAAGACAATATCAATCAGGTGAGTATGAAGAAATGGATAAAGCGTTTGGTTACGAAGACCCAATCATGAGAGGTGGAGCGATGAATGGCGGTATTATGAGATTGGGTTTCGCAGATGGACCATCAGATCCAAGTAAAAGAACGTTTATAAAAATCATGGGTGGCCTTGCATCAATACCTATTTTTGGTAAATTTTTTAAACCTGCAGCTAAAATTACAGAAGCTGCAGCACCGGTTATACAAAAAACTTTTGAAGGAGCACCAACACATTTTATAAACTTATATAAAAAAATTAAAAATTTAGGTGATGATGTAACAAAAAAATCTGCAACTAAAGAAAGAGAAGTTGTTACTGAATATGAAGACTACAGGTTAACAGAAGATGTTACAACAGGAGAAACAACAATTCAAAGAGTTAAACTAGATAGTGACTTTAATTACTACGATGAAAATTTAGCAGAAGAAACATACATGAATTATAAACCTGGAATAGGTCAAGCTGATGAAACAACAGGAAAAGTTGCTGATGAATACGTAGAAGATACTTCATATATAAGAACAAGTGGACCACAAAAAGGTGAGATTTATGATACTGTTGATGGTGTACCTGATGACGTGATTCAGGATGGAACTAAGTTTGAAGATAATTTTATGGATTTTGAACCAAAGAAAAAAAATGACAAATAAGTACCCAAAGAAACACTTATTACCTCCTGAGTCCGGACCCCTGCCTCAGGGCTTGAAATTATCATATAATACTGTTAAAGATGTAAAACTTACGGAGAAAATAAATGGCAACAGACAAATCACTTCCAAACGAACCAAGAAAAACATTTGAAGTTCCAGGTGAGGAAGAAATACAAGAACAGGTAGTAGAGACAACTGAAGAACAACAAGAGTCTCCTGGTCCTGTAGAAGTACTAGAAAATGAAGATGGATCAGTAGATATAAATCTTGATCCAGCTGCAGCAACACCAGAAGGTGGTGATGAACATTATGCAAACTTAGCAGATTTTTTACCGGATGAAGTATTAGGAAGATTAGCGTCTGACTTAAATGCAAAATATCAAGATTACACTTCTTCAAGAAAAGATTGGGAACAAACTTACACAAAAGGTTTAGACCTTTTAGGTTTTAAATACGACAACAGAACTGAACCTTTCTCAGGTGCATCAGGTGCAACTCACCCAGTTCTTGCAGAAGCAGTCACACAGTTTCAAGCTTTAGCATACAAAGAATTATTACCAGCGGATGGACCAGTAAGAACACAAATTTTAGGAGCACCTTCTGCAGAAAAAACAAGTCAGGCAGAACGTGTTGAAGATTACATGAATTATGAAATCATGGAGAAGATGAAAGAATATGAACCAGAGTTTGACTCTATGCTATTTCACTTACCACTTTCAGGTAGTACATTTAAAAAAGTTTACTACGATGAAATGGAACAAAGAGCTGTAAGTAAATTTGTTCCTGCAGATGATTTAATTGTTCCGTACACAGCTACCTCATTGGATGATGCGGAAGCAATTATTCATCGTGTAAAAATTTCAGAGAACGATTTAAGAAAACAACAAGTCGCTGGTTTTTACAGAGACATAGATATTGGAAAACCTGCAGATAAAGAAACTGCAGTTGAACAAAAAGAAAGAGAACTCGAAGGTGTAAGTAAAACTGCGAACGAAGATGTTTACACTTTGTTAGAGTGTCATGTTGATTTAGATCTTGAAGGTTTTGAAGATGTCAATCAACAGACTGGTGAGCCATCCGGAATTAAAGTCCCTTACATTGTAACTCTTGAAGAAGCATCAAGAGAAATATTATCTATTAAAAGAAATTATGAAATAGGTGATCCAAACAAAAATAAAATACAATATTTTGTACATTTCAAATTTTTACCAGGTTTAGGTTTTTATGGTTTTGGTTTAATTCACATGATTGGTGGATTATCAAGAACAGCAACCGCTGCATTAAGACAATTACTAGATGCCGGAACCCTGTCTAACTTACCTGCAGGATTCAAGATGCGTGGTATTAGAATCAGAGATGATGCACAATCAATTCAACCAGGTGAGTTTAGAGATGTAGATGCACCAGGTGGAAATTTAAGAGATTCATTTATGATGTTACCATTTAAAGAACCATCACAAACTTTATTACAATTAATGGGTGTGGTTGTTTCAGCAGGTCAAAGATTTGCATCTATTGCTGACATGCAAGTTGGAGAAGGCAATCAACAAGCAGCAGTTGGAACTACAGTAGCTCTTCTTGAGCGTGGTTCTAGAACTATGTCTGCTATTCACAAAAGAATTTACTCTGCTTTAAAAAATGAATTCAGAATTTTAGCAAGAGTATTCAAGTTATATCTACCTCAAGAGTATCCGTATGATGTAGTTGGGGGCCAAAGAATGATTAAACAATCAGACTTTGATGATAGAGTAGATATATTGCCAGTTGCTGACCCCAACATTTTTTCACAAACACAGCGTATATCCCTCGCGCAGTCAGAGCTGCAACTGGCACAATCTAATCCACAAATGCATAACATGTATCAAGCATACAGAAATATGTATGAAGCGTTAGGTGTAAAAAACATTGATCAAATATTAGTGAAACCACAACCACCACAACCGATGGATCCTGCTGTAGAGCACATTCAAGCATTAGGTGGTGCACCGTTTCAAGCGTTTCCTGGTCAAGATCATAGATCACACATCACAGCTCATTTAAATTTTATGGCAACTAACATAGCTAGAAATAATCCAATGGTTATGGCAAGTTTGGAGAAAAATATTTTTGAACACATTAGTTTAATGTCACAAGAACAGGTAGAATTAGAGTTTAGAAATGAGATGCAACAGCTACAAGCTATGCAAATGCAAGCACAAGCTAATCCAATGATGGCTCAACAGATACAAATGCAGGTTATGCAGGTGACTCAGAGGATAGAAGCAAGAAAAGCACAATTAATTGCTGAAATGATGGAAGATTTTATGAACGAAGAGAAGAAAATTAC